GCGTTTTCCTGTTTTTGAGGCGTTTCAGCACCCGTTTTGACTAATAAGTCTAAAAATATCAATCTACCATTTATTGACTCTAAAATAGAGGGTTTGGTTTCAATGATATATGGATTCACGAGTGAAGAAACTAATTTTCTACATTCATTTGTTTCTTCACTCCGAAAGTCTATTTAGACAATTTGCTGGTTTTCAATATATTGAATTTCATCTGAGGTAAGTTTATAAACATCATACATCAACTTATTGCTAAAACATTCAAAATCCGTAATGCTCATCTTGCCTACTTTCAAATCATTGAAAGCAGCAAGATGAGTATTTAGTTGTTCAGTAGATAGCTTAGCAACAATAAGCTGTTCTATGGTATACTTTTTCCATCTAATAGTCCCTACTCCTGTAGTTGTCCCTACTTTAGAAAACAACCATTCAGACACGGACGAATTTAAAGCAGACAAAAGGTATTCAATACACTCGCCTTTCATGTAAAAAGAAGTTGCTTCTGGTATATATTCTCCCAAAAAGTCGAAAGCAAATTTTGATTTATCAGATATTTCTCCCCATATGATTTTTGGCTTAGAAAAATCCTCCCAATAACTGATGCTAT